AACAAAATCCGCGAGAAGGTCAGCCTGCTTTGCGGGTTGGAAAGGAAAGCCAGAACCGATCCAAAGGCTTTTCCGCGCACGCCACAAGAAGAAGATCGCGCCGACGCGGCGACACAAGCCCTGCGGTTTATCGCGGACGACAACTCATTCAGCATCACCCGCTCATCCGTTTATGAGGAAATGCTGGTCGAAGGCTTTGGCGGCATCGAGATCGGCCTGGCCGATGATGGCAAGGGCGGCGCGGATGTCACGCTGACGCACGTTCCCTGGTCGCGTATCTGGCACGATCCGCACAGCATGAGCGCCGACTTCTCCGATGCGCGCTATCTCGGCATCGTCATCTGGATGGACCGCGACCAGATCGAGGAGATGTATCCGAACGCGGAGGACGTGATCGAGGATACATTCAGCGTTACGGGGCTGTACGGCGATCGGCCTGATCAGGTGGTGTGGACGGACAATCGTCGCCGGCGCACGCGCGTCGTGCAGTGTCATTGGTCGGACGATGGCGAATGGTGGACCGCCACCTTCACCAAGCAGGGCTTTGTCGAGCAGCCGACAAAATCCAAGTTCAAGAATCGCCGCGGCAAGTCCGCGTGCTCGCTGATCCTGCAGTCGGCCTACATCGACCGCGAAAATGCCAGGTATGGCATGGTCAGAAATTTGATAAGCATGCAGGACGAAATAAACAAGCGCCGCAGCAAGGCGCTGCATCTGTTGTCCGTGCATCAGGTCATTGCCGAGCAGGGTGCGGTGACGGATGAGGATGCAGCGCGGCGCGAAGTGGCGCGGCCGGACGGCTACATAAGGATCATGCCGGGCATGCGCTTTGACATCGTGCCTGGCGGCGAACTGGCTGCCGGCCAGTTCCAGCTGCTGCAGCACGCGACGCAGGAAATGCAGCTCTCCGGTCCCAATGCGGCGATGAGCGGCACCGATCAGCGGGAACTGTCAGGCCGCGCGATCCTCGCCCAGCAGGCGGGTGGCGCGGTGCAGAACGAACCGCTGGCCGACAGCCTGCGCTGGTGGTCCCGGCGCGTCTATGAGGTCGCCTGGATGGCGGCGCGTGAGTTCTGGACCGCCGGCAAATGGGTGCGCGTCACCGACAGCCTCGATGAGACACGCTGGGTCGGCATCAACACGCCGATCCGCCTGATGGACGAACTCGCACAGATGCCGGATCAGCAGCGCGCGATGATCATGCAGCGCATGCAGCTGGTGCCCGGCGATCCGCGTTTGCAGCAGGTGATCCGCGTCGAGAACGACATCACGGATTTGGATGTCGATATATCCGTCGAGGAAGGCACCGATCTGCCGGCGATGCAGGCCGAGACGTTCCAGACGCTGGTGCAGCTCGCGAGCATGCAGCCTGGCCTGATACCGGGCGACGTGCTGATTGCGGCGAGCAGCCTGAAGGACAAGGCCGATTTGCTGGCGCGCATGAAGGCGCACCAGGAGCAGATGCAGCAACAGCAGGCGCAGCAGGCGCCGCTGATGGCCGCACACGCCACGGCGCAGGTGCAGAAGCTGCAGGGCGAGGCGGCGGCAGCTGCGGCGCTGGCGAAGGAAAGACAAGTCAACGCGGTGCGCGGCGTGCATGACATGCACAGCGATTTCTCCGCTCCGCCCTATGGCCAGCCGTATGTCGCGCCGGATGTGCCGTCACAGCCGGATCAGAACGCGCTGAGCCCGGAGATGGCGGCGGCCCAGCAGATGGCGGAGTTGCGCAATCAGCACGCGCAGGCTGCCGCGACCGAGGCGAAGGCAATGCACGGCATGCAGCAGGCCGCGCACGAACGGCACAAAACAGCAAATACGATCGCCAACACGCACATGATCCACCACCAGATGACGCAGCCCGCGCCGGAGAACAGCAGTGGTTAACCTAGCCCCCTGGGCAACCGCTCGTGAGATTGCCTATCAGCAATCGCTCGCCGATAATGTCAGCGCCGCGGCGGCAACGACAACGGCAGCGGCCACGCCGGCTGCACTGGCGCCAGCATGGCCGGCACAAGGCAACATCATCAAGTTTGATTTTGCCGGCGCCAATGTCGGCGCCGACCTATCAACCCTTGGATTCGTCAAGGCCGGTGGCGCGGGCAGCACGGCGAAGGTCAGCAGCACGGGCGCAGTTGATCTTGTCTATAGCGGCTCGGATGCGTCATACATTTACGACACCGGCGATCGTGTTCACTCGGCCGAGGCCAGCCTGACCAATCAGGCGGTGGCCAATTCGCTGCCGCTCTGTGTGCGGATGATCGATGTAAACAATTTCATCGGTATCCGCGTCACCGCCGCCAACGCGCAGGTGTTCAAGCGGGTTGCGGGAACGTTTACCTCGCTGTTTCTGTTGGGTACCTCGGCGGTGCCCGGTGGCGCCGGGCCGTGGCGACTGGAAGCGCGCGCGGATGACACGCTGGCGATCTATTTTGCCGGCGTATTGTTGGCAACCGCCGCAATTCCGGCCGAGCTGACCGCCGCAACCGGCGTGGGGTGTGTCGTGCATAGCGTCGGGCAAGCCAACGCTTTTGATGATCTGCACGTCTACACCGGCCCGATCACGCACGGCCGGGCAAGCGGGGCGTGGTGCTGGTTCGCTGATCCTCGCGCCGTCTCGGCGTCCGGCAAAACATGGTTCGGCTACACCAGACAGGCCGGCATCTCCACCGGCAATGGCATTATCGGCGTAACCGAACTTGATCACACAACGGGCCTTGCAACGGAATATCAGCTCAAGACAACGACGGTCGGCTGGGCCGACGACCACACCAACCCGACATTTCTGATCCGGCCAGATGGCCGGCTGGTGGCATTCTACTGTGAACACACGTCCACCGTTGGCATTCGCTACCGCATCTCGGTCAATGCACACGATGCAAGCGCATGGGGCGCGGAAAGCACCATCCTGGCGCCATCTGGTTCTGGCAACGATCACGATCGCACCTATCCATCGCCGGTGATGCTGTCGAGCCAAAGCAACAAGATTTACCTGTTCTTCCGCGGCGAGGCGTCGGGGCTTTGTTGCGCCACATCGGATGACCTCGCCACCGCGACGGCACCGGCCAGCAATGGTGCGGCCAATGGCACCGTTACATGGTCCGCCATCACGATCTGGATGAACACGCTTGGCGTGCCGACGCAAAAGGGCGTTTATCACAAGGTATGGGACGACGGTTTCGGGCGGATCGATTTCGCCATAACGAACGCCGATGAAGGGTCGTCCGGCATCAAAACCGACGTGCGTCATTTCTACTATGACGGCACAACGGCACGCGGCAGCGACGGAGCGCCGCTGGCGGCATTCCCGCTGACCATTGTTGACGCAACGCCGATTGCCACCCGGCAGACGCCGGACAATTATGGCAACGTATGGGTGCATGATTGCTACCGCGATGCGCTGACCGGCTTTGTTTATGTGGTGTTCGTCCGGTTCCTCGATATCCACGACCAGCGGTATTACTATGCGGTATGGAATGGCATTTCCTGGACCAAGCGGGAAATCCCCGGCATATCGTGCGGCCCGATCGTCAACCCCGCCGGTGGCAGCGCCGAATTGTATTACACGCCGGGTATCTGTCTCGACCCCGGCGCTGTCGGCGTCGTCTACTGCGGCATCGGCCCCGGTTACGATCAGACCGAAATGTATCGCATGGTGACCCGGGATGGCGGTGTGTCCTGGTCACGCACGCAGATCAGTGCGCCGCACCGCGGCGGCGGCGCGCGCTATGTCGGGTCGAATTGGCGCCCGATGGTGCCGCGGGGGCGCGACGCAACAAAATGCGCGGTGGTCTGGTGTGCCGGCAACTATGACGACACCTCGACCGCCAACCCAGTGATGGCTGGCGGCTTTCATTCCGAGTTGTTCACCGCCGCCTTTCCAAGCTGACCGGAGGCTGATCCCATGATCGTTAAGTGGCTCGCGCTGGCGCTCGCGCTGGCGCCATTGCCAGCGATGGCGCAGGCAGTTACCCACGCGAGCATATCGGGCACCGTTGCAAGCGGTGGCGTCGCGCAGACGATTGCCGCGGCAGCGCCGAACCGACGCGGCTGCATCATCCAAAACCAAAGCACCGCCGATCTGTGGGTGTCATCGATCGGCACTGCGGCGGCAACGCAGCCGTCGTTCAGAGTGCCGGCCGGGGCGCAGTATATTTGCTCGACGCCAGCGAGCGGTGGCGCAATCAGCATTTTCGGGGCAACGACCGGGCAGGCATTTGCCGCGAGGGAATGGTGATGCGCTCGCATAACGCGCTCGCAGCGACGTTGCTGCTTGGGCTGATCGGTAGCGCCGACGCGCAACAGATCATGCCCGGCCCTACACGGCCAACCGCCGTCATTCTGCCGGCCGGCACGACAACATGGGCCGTGCCTAATGATGTCACAACGATATGGCTAACCGCGTGCGCGGCCGGCGGCCCCGGCGGCGGCGGACAGGCCAGCGCCGGCACCGCGGGCGGCGGCGGTGGTGGCTCGGGCGCGTGTGTCTACAACCTGCCCAAACCCGTCACGCCCGGCGGATCGCTTACGCTGTCGCTGCCGGCGGCACCATCCGGCGCGGCTGCTGGCGCCAACGGCACACCCGCGGCTAATGCGACGATCAGCGGCTTTGCCGACAGCACGGCTCTGGTTTTGGTGTTCGGCGCCGGCGGATTGGTCGGCACTACCGGCACCGGCGGCACTGGCGGCACTGGCGGCGGGCCGAGTGCCGGCGCTGGTGGCGCTGCCGCCGTTAACGGATCGTCGCCGGGCTCGGCTGTCGTGACCGGCTGGTTGGCCGGTGGTGGCGGCGGCGGTGGTGGCAGCACGGCGGGCCTCGGCGGCGCTGGTTCGGCCTCCGTGGGTGCGCCGTGGGTGCGCGCGCTGGCTGGCAGCGGCAACGGCGCGGGTGGCGGTGGTGCTGCGTCTTACTTTGGCCCCGGCTCGGCCGGCTCGGCCGGCGCTGCAAACTGCACGGCAACCGCGAGCATCGGCGCCGGCGGCGGTGGTGGCGGCACGAATGCCGGATCGTGTGCCGGCGGCGCTGCCGGCGCGGTGATCGTTTACTGACGCGAGACAAATCCATGCCGAAAGAGGAAATCGACGCCTTCCTGGGCGCGACGCCGGCTGCTGAGCCGGAACCCGCACCAACACCCGCAGCAGCGCCGCCAGAGGCACCGCCAGCGGCCGACAAGGCGACCGAGGCAAAGCCACCGCCGGACGATGCCGAGCCGCCGGAAGCACTCGACGGCGAGCCGGTCATCCCGCGCCGCGCCTATGAGGACGAACGACGCAAGCGGCAGGACTGGAAAGAGAAGGCCGCGCGCGCTGAGGGCGAACTGGCCGAACTGCGCCGGCAGATGGAGGAGGCGAAGCGGCCACAGCCTGCGCCACCGCAGCAGATGCCGGCCATGCAGCCGATCGATCCGAGCCAGGACCCGCAAGGCTTCGTGCAGCGGGTGCAAAGCGTCATGCTGAATGAGCGGCTGAACAATAGCGAAATGTTCCTGCGCGAGAAGATCGGACCGGAAAAGACCGAGGAATATGTCGCCGAGTTCAAGCAAGCGGCCGAACGTGACCCGACGCTGTACGGCAAGCTCTATTCGCAGGCTAACCCGTATGGGTGGCTGCAGAAGGAGGTCGAGCGGATGCGCGTGCTGCGCGACGTGGGCGACGATCCGAATTCATACCGCGAGCGGCTGATTGCCGAGGAACGCGCCAAGTGGGAGGCCGAGCGTGCTGCGCCGGTGCCCCAGCAGATGCCAGTCTCACCGGCCGCAGGACAGCCGCGCTCGCTGGCGACAGCGCGCAGCGTGGCCCCGCGGTCCGCACCGCAATGGTCCGGCCCGACGCCGCTGAACGAGATAGCGCGCCGAGGCTGAACCACGCCGACCCCGCC